AATACAGATTATAACATAAATAAATAAAATATATTATATTAATTAATATAATATATTATAATATGGCAGGAGGATTATTAAATTTAATAGCATTAGGAAACCAAAATATTATTTTGACAGGCAATCCTACCAATACCTTTTTTAAATCTGCATATTATAAGTATACTAATTTTGGATTACAAAAATTTAGAATAGACCAAACAGGGCAAATGGAATTAGATATAACTAAAAGCTCGAGCTATAGTTTTAAAATACAGCGTTACGGCGATTTATTAATGGATACTTATTTAGTTGTAAAATTGCCGAAAATATATAGTCCAATATTGAAATATACTACTACAAGTACTACCACTTTTACGTCTAGTTCTGGTATTACTTCTAATATTACTTCTAGTGTTAACGAATACAGGCCATATGAGTTTAAGTGGATAAAGCATATTGGATGTCAAATTATTGAAAGTGTAAATATAACTATAAACGGTTCAATAATTCAAAAATTTAGCGGGCATTACTTACAAAACATTGTAGAGCGTGATTATGATGCGCACAAGAAAGGGTTATTTGATATTATGACTGGGCATATTGATGAGTTAAACGATCCGGCAAATTTTAATAATAGAAATAATAATTATCCAAGCGTATACAAAGACAGTGCTTCTGATATAAGTGGAATAGAACCCTCAATTCGTGAATATAGTTTATATATACCAATAAATTCATGGTTTACAATGTCTTCAATAATGGCATTTCCATTGGTTTGTTTACAATATAGCGAATTAGTGATTAATTTCACATTAAGACCATTACAAGAGTTATTTACTATAAAAGACGTATTATATAGTAATCCAAGAAATAGTATACCATATAATAATTATCCGCAAATACAAGCAAACCAAAACGTAATAGATTACCAATTTAAAAGGTTTATTAATCCTCCGCCGCTAAGTGAAATAGTAAAAAATGTTGATAGCTATCAAGATTTAACGTCACGAATAAACAGTGACATTCATTTAATATGTACGCAATGTTTTTTAGGAGAAGAAGAGCGAATATATTTTGCGCAAAACAGTCAAAGTTATTTAATTCGCGAAGTTAATGAATACGCGTTTGAGAAAGTAATTAAGTCAAGTAAAATAAAGTTGGAGTCCAACGGATTAATAAAAAATTGGATGTGGTATTTTCAAAGAAGCGACGTGAAAGAGCGCAATGAGTGGTCTAATTATACAAATTGGTTGTATGAAAATAAGATCCCAAATGATTTACAAAAATTATATGTTACTAATCATAAATATTATAGTCCATTATTTAGTTATAGCTCCGATATTTCAAGAAATATTTATATTACCGGCAACAGTCCGTCTGCAACTGAGCAAACCAATCAATGCGAAATATTGAAAAACTTTGCAATAATTTGTGATGGTAAATACAGAGAATATGATTTTGATAGCTCAATATTTAGTAAATTGGAAAAGTATGGTAAATCTAGCGGATCGTGTTCAAAGGTGGGTTTATATTGTTATAATTTTGGGTTAACAAGTGACCCGTTTAAGCAGCAGCCTAATGGAGCATTTAATACTAATTTTTTCAAAACGATCGAATTTGAATATAATAATTATAGTAATCCGCCGTTAGATGCGAGTGCTGCTTTTGCTACTATATGTGACCCGCTAACCGGGGTAGTAATTGGAATTACTAAAGATCCTACAAATATTTATAAATATTATTATAATTTATATGTTATTGAAGAAAAATATAATTTATTAGTATTTCAAAATGGGCTTGCGGGGCTAATGTGGCAGCGCTAACATGGGCGAAATTATCATAGCGAAATTATATATAGTAAAACATATATAAAGAATTAATTATAATATTGTTTTAGGCACCTTACGAGTGCCTAGTCCATGCTTTTTCTTAGCTTGATTTGCCAATTTCAAAGCCTTAGAATTATGTGAGCAACCGGACTTTAATATGCTATAATCAACTGCCGCCGCTTTCCCGCCACTTATTGAGCTCGCTAGGCGGGCTAATCCCCAACTATGTGCCGTTTGGTTGGGTCTTGACCCAGAAGAATAATACGCACCTTGTCCTTTTTTCACAATTTTGCGTAGCGAATTTATAGAGCACCCCGTCTTTCTAGAGAGATTGGCATTTATAGAGAGATTAGCTAATTTATATATTTGCTCCGCTTTTAATATGTGCTTTGATTTTTTGGATTTATACGATTTAACCTTTTTACGTGTAATATAAATATGCTTCTTATAAGCATTTCGCGATCTCTTAAGCTGTCTAAGTTGCCGTTTTCTGTCTCTAAGACTAAGTCTTTTAGGCAAATATTTTATAGGTATATGCGTAGGCATAATATTGCTATAAAATATTGCTATAAAATAGGGTTATAAAATATATTTTATTTTATTATCTTTATATATCTTTATTATATATATAAAAATGAAAGAAACACTAATTAAATTTGAAAAAAGCAAAATTAGTGGCAAAAAATATACTGCATACATTCAAAATAAAGCAACAAAAAAAATACGCAAAATACATTTTGGTGCTTCGGACTATGAACAATACAAAGATAGAACTCCTCTTAAACTATATTCGCATAAAAACCATAATAATCGCAAACGCATGCAAAACTATTTTAATAGACATTCAGGAACCAAAAAACGAGGATCGGCTATTGCACTCGAAAAAAGAAAATCGCGCGGTTATTATAATGCAAAAATTTTAAGTCATGTTTATTTATGGTAAAACAATAATTCTAATATTTAATAATAATTATAATAATTTATAAATATATAAAATATTATATTTAATAATAATTATAATAATTTATAAATATATAAAATATGATTTTAGAATTTTTTACGGAATTTATAGGCACTTTTATTTTCTTAGGAGTAATATTAAAAACAGGTGATCCTTTAGCAATTGGTATTGCCCTTGCATCTGTTATTTATTTTGGCGGTAAAGTATCAGGCGGTAATTTTAATCCCGCAGTAAGTTTTATGATGTTGTTGTCTAACAAAATGGACATTATCAAATTTATAGCATTTGTAATTGCGCAATTATTAGGAGCAAGCGCAGCCTTTATTTTTCATAGCTATACAAAATAGACTACATACTTATCCACATACTTATCCATAAAAAATGTATTTAAATATATAAAAAATGTATTTAAATATATAAAAAAATGTATTTAAATATATAAAATATTTAGAAACGCGGGCTCTCATAATATGCTTCAGGACCGCAATATTCAAAATTAGAATTACCTAAAACACTTGGACTACAAGGATAAACATTATTGGTGTCTTTGCTATATGTGAAAAAGGTGGCTTGTTTTGTTTCAAGACTGTTGTTATCAAATACTAATTGTTGATTATAACTGTGCTCTCGTGGTCCTGTCAAATTTCGTATTTGTTTATCGTAAAAACTATTGATAGCATTTAAATAAGAGCTTATTACACTAACCGGCGCATTTCCGGAGGATGGAACTATTTCTAATCTTCGTAACTCCATTTCTAAATCATTATTACTTGGATATCCAGTTGTTTGCATAGTCCCCAAAGCATTATAAGAAGCTTCGCCAAGCCCACCTAAAGAAACGGGTCGGCCAGCAGTTCCAAAATAATCATTATTGCTAAACTCGGCTAATTGCGCGCTAGTAAATGAGGAGCTAATATCATTTTTTTTTTCACCCATGCAATTAAAAAACTGCTCTGAATTTAATAAATATTGAGTAGTGCTTAATGCGCTACCACTATATGGTGTATAGTTAATATTAGGCATCTTGTCATTATTAACTAATTTATAATCAAATCTTCTGCTGTCTTGTAATAAGCCTGTAACTTTAAAAGCATCTTCAAACCTAGTTAAAATAGATATAAAGCTAGTATTTTGCGCAGTTGTCAAATCGGACCTGTTTAATTGCCTTTGCAAATTTTCTGTTCTTGCTTTTGATGTTAAATTATCATTCATTTGTGTAAGTGTTAATAGTGCAGCATTTAGTTCTGCTTCATTATAACCATTAAGCATTGCCGCTGTTATGCCTGATGGCAGATTTTTTAATGTCCATCTAAAATTACTAAATGAAACATAATTTATAATGTCAGAAGGCATACTTTTTTGATCACTAAAAATATTAAAGCTAGCTTCAATTTTTGAAAATAACATACCACGTTTATTAAATAAACGTCCACTCGGATCTAAAGTATTACATGTTCGTGTGGCAGCATTTAAATCTCTTTCATTATAAGATAGCTCAATAATTCCTGCTCTATTTTGTTGGAAATAACTTGTTATAGCCGAGCAATCTGTTATATTGCTTATATTATCTATAATAGCGTTATAATTGAAATTTATATTGCTATTATCGTAAAAAGGGCTTCCTGAGCAGCATCGCACATCATAAATACTTTGATCGATGTTACTATTTGTGAGAGAATTACGCTGATTTTGCGACGTTATATTGTCAAAAGTACATTTGGGCTCCCACTGGCAAAAAACTTTATCAGTTATTGCATTAGAAATGTCTAAGTTCCATTTATTGCTGGTTCCAATTCGACTATAAGTATAACTAA